ATTATTTGTAAAATTTACTCGTCTTAAAATAGATATTTTATCAAAATTTAATAATGTATTACCTCCTTGATTTATTGATAATAAACTTGTATTTGTTCCATTAATAATTCCAGAAATATAATTTATTGTAGAATTAGAGTCTAAACCTACACTTTGCCAAGTTACATTACCTAATAAATTAATAGTTGTATCTATAATTTGATTTGAAGTAAAAATACCACCATATAAATTTATTATCGGTTTAGGAGTTCCAAAACATTGTAAATATCCAGGATGCGTAATACCTCCGTATAAATTAACATTATATGCTCCACTAAATGTAATATTACCTGTTGCTGTTAATAATCCCCTTACGTTTAAATCGGATAATAAAGTATTATTACCTGTTGTTAAATTATTCCAAAAAATACCAGCCACATTTAAAGCACCAGATACGGTAGCTGTACCAACTAAAGTTATATCTCCAGAAACATAAGTTAAAGTTCCATTACTATAATTAATATTAGTAAGTGTTACGTTACCGTTTATATTTGTATTTAACCTAATTTGACCTCCAGTCCAAGTTCCACCTAATATATTTAAAGTAGTTGCACCAGTACCTTGAACTAACCCAGTTGAATTTATAGTTAAACCTCCACTACAATTTATATTGAAAGTACCGTTAAATGTATGGAGATGATTACCAGAATTTACTGTTAATAATCCACCTATATTTAAATCGCTTTGTAAAGTTATAGTTAATTGATTTGCTATTGATAAATTATTCCAAGATAAACTACCGGTATTTAAAGTAGTATTTGCAAAATCACCTATAATTAACGTACTTCCAGTTGTTGTAATTGTTCCTGATGTATAAGTTAAAGTTTTTGTATTATAATATACAGTACCGCTTATTGTTATTGTACCACTTGTAAATGTTAAATTATTTCTTAAAGCACCTGTACTTGAATTTGACCACGTACCACCAGTCAAAGATATATTTGTAGTTCCTGATGTTGTGGCGGAAGTTGTAGAAGTTAAATTACCACTACTTGTTAATGTATTACTATTTATTGTAGTTGCGGTAGTTCCAGATAAATTTACTTGTCCTGATATAGCCCAATTATCACCTAAAGTAAAAGTTTTAGAAGTACCCGAAAATGTAAATGGCGCACTCCACGTTTTACCGTTACTTGTTAAAGTTGATGTTTCATTCACTATCAAAGCACTTGCACCAGCTATTCCCATACCAGCAGCTAAAGTAACATTACCGCTTACAGTAATGGTATTACTCATTGTTATAGTATTCGTATAACCTGTAAAATTTAATGTTTTAGCAGTTCTTGCAGAAGCATTAACCGTACAATTACCACTATTAGCATCAAAGAAAACATCATCTACATTAGTTGGCACACTAAACCCACCTGTACCGCCTGAAGTATCACTCCAGTTAGCAGTATCGCCCCAATTAGCACCGATATTTAAAAAATATCTATTAGCCATTAGTAATTACCTGCATAAGCTATTGCATCAAACTGGTCTTGCGCCCCAGCATAAACGGATTGACCTACTACTAAACTATGACCAGTAGGGATAAATAAAGGTAAATCAAAAGTAATAATAGAAGTTGCACCCACCGCACTTGTGCTTCTTGTTGCAGCAGCAGTTGCCACCTCACCAACAAGTCTATAAACACCACCTACTAAATAAAACACTCTATGCACCATTGCAGATGAAGCCGCAGCAGTTGCTTGTGAGTTTCTAAACCTTACCGCATCTATACGAGTACCATCAGCACCAGCGGTAACTAATGTTACTAAATTAGTTGTACTTGAAGCATCCGAAGTAGTATTTGCTCCTGTAATCCTTGCAGTACCCACGTTAGGGGATAAAATAAAAATTGGTGTTGTATTAGCTGCCATTGTTTATTGTGTTAAATTTAATAATCTTAATTGTTCTTGTTTTACGCTTTCAATATAATCTAATAATTCTTGGTTTGTACTCCAGCGTATTTCTATATTCAATACTCCGTTAGCTTGAGTTTTAATTACTCGTTGTTGTTTTATACCTATTGGAGTGCTATCGCCCTCCGTAAATAAATCTATATAAATCCCATCATCATAATAATTAGAGGGGTTAATTTCATAAAATACTGGACTATCTATAAATGTTATTATATGTCCATCGGGTGCTGTAAATTCCATTATATAAAATTATAATAATTAAACAATTTTGCTGGTACTTGTGCCGCTACTACGTTTACATCCACATAAGACTTAATAGCTTTTTGGCTTGATAAAGTAGTATCTGATGTTCCTAAATTAGCATCTGTGCTTAAATCTAATTGACTAAATACATCCGTACCGGTTGAATAAGGTATTTTATTTGCACCTGTGGCAAGTCCAGCAAGTGCGGTTAAGGTTGCGTCTAATGGTTGGTATGAAGCAGCTGCTGCTGTAGTAGTTAATAATGTTAATCTTGTATCTGTATCATCTGTATAATATAGATTAGTACCATCGTTTTCTATAGATCCATCAATAGGAGTTGTAAGTAAAGTTCCTGATGGTATTTTTAATGATGCCACACTTGTAGTACCAGCCCCAATAGTTAATCTATGACTTGAACTTGGTGCAACTTGAACTCCTGTTTGACCAGTAGAATTAATGGATATCCTTGCAGTACTATTTGTTCTTAATTCTAAAGCATAATTATCATTAGTACCTAATATAGCATTAGATCCAAAAGTATTGCCACCTTTTATAAATAAATTATTTGCTACATAAGTTGTTAAATCTGTCTGATCTGTTAAATTTCCTGTAATTAACCCCCAAACAGCAGCACCTCCACCCACAGCCCAATGGTAGCCAGAAGCATTAGTATATTTTAAAATTTTGTCATCTATAGGCGCAGCAATATTATCTAAATGTCCGGATGCGTTCCAATATGTTAATCTATTAGTTACAGGCCCACTTGCTACAGCTATTTGTCTTATGTTATTATTAAATCTTAGATAAAACTTTTCATCAACTAAATTAGCAAATGCTTCACCAGCATAAATATCTGTGCTTGACCATGTGCCATCTGTAAAATCATTACTTGGCGCAGCTGTTGGTGCTTGGGCCGCTGTAGTGCTTCTCTTTAATAAGATTCGGCTATCTTGAACGCTTAATGCCATTATTCTGGTATGTTACAATTATCTCTTAAATAGTTTACTCGTATGCTTAAATCAATATAAACACCAGCCCATTCATTATCAAATCTCTCGGTAAAATACTGCGCTGAATTAGTTTTAATTATAGTAAAGTCATCGCTTTCAGCTTCTTCATCTAATTTGCTTAATATATCCATGCAAATTAATGTCTGATCGCTTAATACTTCTGTTTCGTTTGCTTCATCTTTATCAACTAAATCCATAAACAGCAAATTAAACTGATAAACAATAGCCTTAGATTCTATGTTAAAACCTCTTGGAATAACCCACATAACAGAAGCATTAACACCTCCATCTGCTTCAAACTCCCAACTATCACCCCATCCATAGGATTTAATTTGTAGATGGTTATTTGCCAGACTTTCTAATTTGCTCTTTAACTGGTTTAATGTCATTCTGTTTTATATTTAAAAAAGCCATAAGCTTCTTTTCATTTTGGCCCTGTTTATATCCTTTTCTTCCCGCCATGCTTATAATAAGAAAGTATAATTATCCTCACATCTGTTGCTATCCGAAATATCACTATATTTCATGCTACTTGGTTTATAAGTATCAAAATCTAAATTCATACCTGTTTGATAAGCTTCCCTGTATGGATGTAAAGTATCTACATCATTACCTGGATTAAGGTATAAAGGATAAACTGTTTCGTTAGATTCTAAGTACTTAATAAGTCTTTTAGTATAAAATTCAGCTTTATTTTTGAAGTTATTGGCTACAGTTATTAATTCTTCCAGATCAGCTGACTGACTATTCTCGGAGTTCTTTTTTACTACTGACTTATTCATAAATTTATAAGTCAATGGTATAGTGCCATCGGCCATTACCCACCAAATTATTACTGGCTGAATATAATCCTGAAGCAAATCACGATTAAGATTAGTAACTGTATTAGCTTGTATTTGAGCCTTTATTTCGTTATACAATCCGGTGCCTAATATTGGATGAATTTGCATATCCTGAACTTGAATAATAGTAGCCCTAATTAGCTTGTCATCCACATTCTCATTAATAAATGAGTTTTCTTTTAGCTTGTTTTCTGATATAAATAATGTAGCCATGTTTATCTATTTAATATTCTTTGAACATAATTAACTCTTCCATTATTAATTATTCCCAACTATAAATGGGTTGCCATACAAAGTTAATTACTTGAGATGCTGTTGCAGTACCTACTAAAAATTTACCTACTAATGCAACAAAATGTCCTGGTTCTACATAGATTGGAGATGTTGAAAAATCAACAATTATTGATGTTGCTTGAGAACCTATTGTTGAACCTACTGGCCACGTCATAAAACCTAATGCAACACGTCTTGGTGCTTTAGTTGTAACTCCTTCTGTTGTTGCTAATGATACAGCAGTATGACCAAATGCTAATGAAAATTGTAATGTAGTTGCGGTAGTTGCTACAACTGCACCATTATTAATTGCATCTATTTTTACACGTACAATTTTTAATCTTTTACCTTGTAAAGAAATAGAACCAATAGGTACTTGATAAGAACCCCATATACCATCAGTTACTGCTGCTGCTGCCGCAGTTACTGCACCTTGACCACCTAAACCGTTTGGCAAGTTAGCGGTTAAAGCTGTATTACTTGGTGCTGCTGCTGTAGGATTGGTTGAGTTAGCATAAGAAGCTAAAGACCCCATAGTACCACCTGATAAGCCTTGATAAGAACCATAAGCTGCATTACCTAATTCACCTAAACTTCTTTGATAAATAGAACCACCCAAACTAACTGAATAATCAGTTAGAATAAATTGTACTGCTGAAGCAGTTGGTGAAGTGTTTGCGTGTCTTATGGCAAATGGTAATGTAGAACTAAGAAATGGTTGTCCAGTCGCTTGAGGTTTAGATAATTTTCCAAATAAAATATCGTTAATCCAAAAATCAATAGAATTTTCAGTAATTGAAATAATCCATCTTGATTTATCTGCAATAGCAGGAACATAATTAGTAAATACACCTGTTTGAACTTCTGTACCGTTGTAATTTATAACCCCAGTTACGCCAGCAGAGGTAATTCTAAAATATACTCCATCAGTAGGTGCAAAAGGTGTTGTACCACCTTTACGGAATAATCCTATGTCTACAACTGAATTGGCAAACATTGCAGTGTTTAAACCTCCTGTAAATTCACAATAAAGATTTGTTGAACCTAATAATGGAAATTCATTATAAGTAGATAATGTAGAACTTCCAGTAGCAACAGATGAACCTGAGTTAGTATTCAAACCTGCTGCCGACCAGGCTAAAGCAAATGTAGAAGTAGCTGTTGAATGTTTACCTGTGTTTTGAGCAGTATAGTTAAATGTTTCAACATCTAATAAAGTTTCACCCGCTATTCTTGTTCTAAAATCACTATCAACTTCTGGAGATGCTAACCATACATCACCAGCAGGATTTAGATTTGAACCGTCATCAATTTCTGAATAAATTTTAACTGCTGATACTGAGTTTGGATTATTAGATGCATCTCGTTCTAATGTTGCATTTATAGAGTAATCACTTGTTACGTTTGCTAAACCCGAAGTATTACTACCGCCTTGAATTTTTGTACTCATTTTATTATAGTTTAATTGTTGTTTTTAATATTGCTTTATAGTTTCCTGTTGCGTTATTGTTAGCTATTGCGCCTAAATTAATATTATTACCCGAAATACTTATAACAGTTGCATTTACTCCATTATTAACCCAATCGTCAAAACTTGCAAATGTAGTTCCATTTTCATCAACTGGCAATATGCTTGTAGCTAAAATAGTATTGCTAAATAAACTATTTGTTACGGTTGTTTCTGCTTTATTTTCCTCATTACCAAAGTCAAAAGTTACGGTAGTGTCAATCACCGCAACGTCTTGTATCATATCAAAACGACCTGTAAACGGATTAAATACTGTCTTTAGTGCCATTATGTTTTAGTTACTGAAGTTAAATTATTGTTTACATCATAAGTAAGTGTAAGTGTAGATACTGTTGTACCACCACTACCACCTGACTTATAAACTACTCCTGTTAAATTACCACTCGTATAACTACAATTAATATAGTCATATTGAGTTGGTGTAAGTGAATTTAAAGCCGCTAAATAATTATTTGATGTTGTTTGTTCTGAAGATGTTGCTGCACCTGTTGGAAGTGGTAAACTCGCTGCGCTTACTGGTTGAGTAGCTGGAAAATTGCTTACCGAAACACTACCTGTTATCGTTTGAGTTCCACTTGGAGTAATAGTTACTGTTCCACTAACTGGTACTGGATTTCCTACATCATTACTTATTTCTACGCTTGAATTACTAATAGCTACTGTTCCTGATATTGGAACCGCTGAGGCTCTTAATTGTGCATCAGTTAATGGCTGACTTAATCCTGTATTTGCAGTTACCGTTCCACTAACAGTTACTGAACCATCAACAGTTACGCTACCTCCATTATCGCTTATAGGTATTGCTGTTTGGTTTGAAGCAATAGTTACAGGTAATGAATTAGCCATCGTGTTTTGTCCTACTACTCCAGTTATATCACCTATTGAAGTTTGTAATGAACCGCTTGGATTAACTTTTACATTGTAATATGAACCTCCTCCGGTGCTTGCTCTACCTGTTATAACAGAACGTGTTAAATTAGCTAAAGTATTATCGGTAAGAGTATCTGTTATTTTAGAATAGTTTGAAGTAGTACCGGCAGCCCAACAAGCAGTATAAACAATTAAGTTAGTTGCATCTGCACCCGATTTTAGAACTTCTAATGTTATGGGTAAATTAGGAGTTGTTATGGATGGGTTTAATTGGCTGTTTGGAACTTTTAAAGTGTGAAAAATTACCCATTTCCCATCAGGAGAAAACACCTCAAATACTACCGAAGCAGAACCTAACCACGCAAATCTAATTCTAAATAAATTAGAATAAGTTAAGTTAATTGCTTCTGGTGTTCCGTTTCGTGTAAATTTACTACTTGCTAATCCTGTAAGTAAATCGGTATTCCAACTTGTTCTATTTGTAAATGTATCGCTACCGCTTGTTCTTTTAGTAACACCAAAATTAAGACCATTATACCCTATAAAAAAACCATTATTTGCATCGTATAAACCTAATCGTTGGTTTGAATTTGCACTTGTTGGAGTTGTAAAAGCAGCAGTAAAATAAACATATTCTTCGTGCGCTGGTCTATAATTTAAAGTAATAACTGAAACCGCTTTAGAAGTACCATTAGCGTTTGTTCCTGTTGAATATAATGCGTGTCCGTTTGATATTGTTGCGCTTCCTGTGCTTGTATGTGTATTGGTTACTACCGAACTATCAAATGCAGTATCAAAGCTTACTTCTATTTGATTATTTCTTGTTCCACTAACCGCAACACCTAATATATCATCGTGTACTGGCTCTACTATAATTCCAGCAGTTAAATTTTCGTTTATATCTAATAATGTTGCTTCAGTAGCTAAAATACTTGGAGAATTATCCGTTGTTGTATTTAATGCAAAATGAATTTGTAAATCATCTGTATTATTAAATAAAGTAGTATCATAATCTAAAGTTAAAACACTACCCGATAATGTACCACCTAAATCAGTACAAGTAGGATTATATATAACAGTATCCTGTGTTACATTAACTATTAACAAAAATTGCTCTATTGTAACAGTAGTAACACCGCTTATCGTAACTTGTTTTAAAGCAGCATCAAAACTATATGAGCCATAACCTACACCTATTATTATTTTTTCCATTACGCTAATAAAATTGTTTGAACATAACCATTTGAGCCACAAGGCTGAGTATTACAACTACAATTAACTAATTGTTGCAATAAAGCTATCATTTGTTGTTGCTTTGCACTTGTAGCTAATCCAGTTGTATCTATAGTAGTTGATATAGTTTGTGTTAAATATCCATTTATGGTATTTCTCAATGCGGTTGCTGATGCGCTTGATGGTACAGTTACATCAGAATATAATATCTTTAAATAATCGTTATCAACATTATAGCTAAAAACAATATAATCACCAAAATCTCTAACACCACAAATAGCTTTAGCAAGGTTTCTCGTTGCGCCATTTTCAACTATTTTAAGTGTTGCAGTATCGTTATAGATTTGATAACTCATTTTTTAACTATTTTAACAGGTTGCCAAATATGTCTGCAGTATGGTGTTGTTGTATTATTATTAGGATTATGATAATAACCACCTCGCTGTTCCCAAACATTATAACCCAATACATTGCTTAATTTATTTATATCTGTGCGACTAAATAACTTAAATTTATTATTATCAGTATTAGTTGCATTAATCATTTCTCTGCAAAATTCTCTTGTAGTATCAATAACTGCTGGGCCTTTAACCGTTGGATTTTTGCCATACTTATAAAATACCTCAATCATTTTTACTTTAGGCTCACTATCTTTAAAAATAGAATTACCCTTATCGGTTATCTTATATTCTAATTCCGTTATGCCATAAGATTTAATCTCTTTGATATTGATTATACCCTCATCTTTTAATGCGATTAATCTATCATTAATATCTGATTCATTTACTTTAGATGACCTTGAAAGTGCTGATATATCTAATCTTTTATTACCTTTAATACTTGCTAAAATGCTTTTATCTAATTGAGTTAATTCAAATTCAGAAGCAAATTTATAACAGTTATCTTTTGTAAATTCTTCGCCAAATGACATAAATATATCTAACTTTCTCTTGTCATCCATTACCTCTGAAGTAAAATCACCTGAGTATAATTCTGCATACTTTTCACCAGCTTCGCTTAATAATCTGCGATGTTCACCAGCTATGTTTACTTCTTCAATTAATCCTAATTCTTTTAGTCTTAAAATTAATGGCTTAATAAATTCAATTTGTATATTTAATAAAACACTTAGCTGTTTATCATCCAGCATTGGGGCCTTATCTAATAGTTGTAATATCTTAGTTTGCTCAGCTGATAAATCAATGCTAAACTGCTGGTCGTTTGTTTCGCCTAAAAAAGTCAATGCTTCTTCATCACTCAATCCAAAACCTGATTTAATCATTAATAATGCCTGGTCTTTAGTTATCTTACCACGATCATAATTTCTAACTATACGCATTAAATTCTGTGTCTGTCTGCCAGTTAATCCTTTTAAATGGTCATTAACCATGCCTTGAGGTTGCGCCTGATCTGGTGATTGTTCTACTACATTAACCGCTAATGGTGGTAAACCTAAATGCTCTCTTATTTCTTCTTTAGTCATTACACTAACTACAGTTTGCTCACTAAAGGCTATACCTAAACTTTTGTTTTTAACAATAACTAATTCAACTACTATTCCATTAATCTTAGCTAAATAGTTAAAACATTCTTCTAATAATCTCTGTTTAGGGGTAATGTAATTAACTTGGAATGCTTCCTGTGCATCATTAATAACATTTCTACTAAATGCACTTTCGCCATCAACACCAAACAACTGAGGGCTTGTAATCTTATGACCTGTAAATATTTCTTGGTTGGTATCTTTCCTTAACTGCTCAAACTGCTTATCTAAATCACTTGGCTGAAGTGGTAAAATATCAGGCTTCTTTTCTGGGCTATCGCTAAAGTTAATTACTACACCACCAGCATTATCAGTTCCTTGAAATTTAGCTTTTAATTTACGTTCAATCTCTCTTTGCTTTTCTGGATTATTAGGTACTCCATTATTGAAGTTTACCATCATACCAGCTGCAAAACCTTGCTTAATATTATTTAAGTGGAAGTTGTTTATCTCTACATCTGTTTCAATAGCTGCTATGCTACCAATATATTCAGGTATTGGATAAGTTTCTATGCCAGTTCTATACTGCTTAAAATAATAAATATAAGTACCCTCTCTTTTAGCAGTTGCATCCCAAACTTTATAAGTTATCTTTTCTGCTCTGCTTCCTAATGCCCAATTATCTGAATAAAGTATAATACTTTCATCTTTAACTTTTCTTAGTTTAGATATATCAATATGGCTAATTAAAGCAATTTTATTACCCAATATTCCAAAATCTATTTGTAAAGCAAAGCCACCAAATAACTCTAAATCCCATGCAGCCTTATACAATACCTTGTTTAAATTATCTCCATTAGTGTTATTTATAAAAGACTGCAAAGCTGAATCTTCTGAAGTTTCAAAACCTTGACCAGTTATAAATGCAGCTTTACCAGTTATAATAGCATTATGCTTAGATGACCTATTAACTAATTCAATTAAGTATTGCGGATATAAATTATTATCACCAAACAGAATTATATCTTTACCCCTTACCTCTTTAAATTCTGGTACTTTGTGATTTTCAAATGCTATGTGGCTAATTTTATATTCGCCTTTTAAACCTCTACTCATTATAAACGTAGTTAATATTATTAGTATTATTTAATTTGTCATCTGCTGCTGGTGTGTCAATTACTTGTACTTTACCTACCTCCACAATTCCAGTTGCAAGTGCCGGATTTAAGTTAGTTGAACTGGTTTGCTCATAAACTTTATATTTATAAAATCCAACAATCGGCAACTCAATCTCACCAGCCAAAGGATCAGGACTGCTATCTGTTTCAACAATAGCAAATAAATTATACCTATCAGGATGGGTAGAAGTATCAGCAGCGATAAACTTATATAAATTCCTTGTTTCATCTGATTGAAAAACAAATAAGTAATATGGGCTTGTTAATGTGCATTTTTCTGTTAAGGTTAATGCCACATTATTAGTAGTTCCCTTTGTTATCTGTATCATATTAGTAAGTATAAATCAATAGTATTATGTAACAAAAAAACCCCATGCCATCAACATGGGGCTAAAAGCCTAAACTACGATAAAGACTTTTGTTATGCTGTTAAGGCAGCGATTAATCCTGAGCTTACTTCCTGGCATGGTGCTTCTTCCATACCTTGAAAATTCAAAGTATATCCGTTAAAATCACCCATTGCAGTACCTGTAGCAGCAGTTGAATTAGTCATCTCGCATCCGTTGTTTTCACCTAATAACCAGTATTTGCCATTACGGTCTAATACTATAATCATTACGTTATTTTGTGCTAATAACTTAATCTCGTTTCTTAATGATGCAGCCATTTTGCGAATAGTAAATTGTAATACTTGCTCATAAAATGTAGTACCATTAACACTATTGCGAGTGATGTTTTCTACTAAGTTTGAAGTTTCTTTTTGCAATTCATAAGTGAAGAATTTTTTACCAGCACTTAAAGTAAATGCTGTTATAATTCCACTTGCAGCAGTTATCGAAGCTTTATTCGCTAACTCTGTGATGTATATTTTTTTTATACCTCCTACGCTATCTGCGCAGTCTAATGTATATCCGGATGTTAATAAACAAGGCATGTTTTTTATGTTTTAATTAAAAACCCCCACCATTATGGTGGTGAGGGCTTTAAGGTTAAATTAATTAGTTAATTAAGTGTTAGCGTATTTAATAACCTCTGATGGTATTGCAATCTGCCAGCCTCTACGGAAACGGAATGAATACTTAACATTGTCATCATCTTGAGAATACCACAATGCAGCTTTTTCTTCTTCACCCTCCATATCTACACCTAATACTAAGTTAGATGGTAAAGCAGCATAAATCTCATTTGTGCCATCTAATCCATGAACTGCTTTTAATTTATAAGGTGAATTTTCAACTCGCATTTCACCATAAACAGAAGCATCAAACATATGGAAATGGTTGTCAGCACTAATCTTATTTAAATAAGTAGTGTAAGCATCATACCCGCAGAATATAGTAAATTCAGGGTTTCCTTTTAAAGCATCTGGTACTTTAGAAACAATATCACGCATAATTGTACGGATGTTAGTTTCGTTAATTGTAGAAGAAGTTGCTTGTACTACTCCAGAAGCAGCCTTAATAATTTTAGCTAACCCATCATAAGTTTTGATGTAAGCATTACCAGAAGTAGTATCACCTTGCCAATCCGCAGTTTCTAAACGTGCCATGATTTTCTTAGTGATTTCATCAATAATAACTGCTGGTACATCAGCTTCGCTATATTTCTGACCGTTTCTTAAAAGAATTTGTGTCCATTTAGTTTCTAAATCTCTTAAACACATAATCTCTTCAAACTTAACTGATTTAGCAGTTATTGTTCTTTGAGTGAATGTAGTTGTACCTGATGCGTTAAATCCACATGAAGCACCATCTTGAGGCACTGGATCAACTGTTAATATTTGTAAAGCAGCAGCACTCTTTACACCTGTTTGAATTGCAGCTAATGCAGCTGTTTCTGCTTTGAACTGAACGGCAGCGATTAATTTTTTGCTTTGCTCGTTAGTATAATTTGTTAAACTTGATACTACAAATGACATGATCTTAGTTGTTTAATAGGTTTCTTAATTCGTTTATTTTATCTGCACGTTTATTAGTGCTAAATTTATTTTCAACTGTTGCAGATGGAGTATTTACTAACCCCTCAACTACTGCATAAGTCTTAGTAACTACTTCTTTAATGCTTTCTAAATCTTCAACTTTAGCAAAAGTTTGAGCAGCTACTGTTTTTTCAATACCCTCAATTCTTGCAGTTAAAGAATTTAATACCTCAGAAATAGTATTAATTTGTGTTGTAAAATCCAATCCTTTGTTTTCTACTTCCACCTCAACACTTGGGGCTTCAGCTTTTGGATTTATTTCAGAGATAGCCCCATTAAGTATAACAATAACAGTTCCATCTTCCAACGTATGCGCACCCTCAGGTGCTGGTACTAATTGGCCGCTGGTATCTTGCATTGTAACTTTTGAGCCTACTGCTAACTCACCCTCGATGGTTAATTCTACCCCCTCAGCTGTTTTAACAGTTGCAAAAGATTCTGATACAACTTCTGCAGATTGACTGCTGAATGTGCTTGTAAACACATTTTTAAGTTGTTCAAATTTTTCGATTAATAAATTGTTTTTGTCTGACATGATATTTGTCTTTAATAGTAAGTATTTTAATTATTTATTTTGTGCCAGTAGAAGTAACTCATCCAATAAATTTAGCATCTGACTATAAGCATTATCAGCTTTTGTAAGTGATTGATTAAACATGCCCTCAACACTAAAGCCTTTAAATACTCCGGTCTTAATGTAGCTATCCCAAATATCTTGATTTTCTACTTTAAAGCTACCAAACCAGCTGCCCTCCGGTATATCACCAAATCCCTCTGGTGCTTTTATACCTCTTGACTTATCAATGATAAAAGATTCAAACATGTAAACACCATCAATAGTAAAATCTGCATTGTGCATTCCGTTTACTGATGCTTGATTACCTTGTTTAAAAAATTTATTTACTATTTTTTCAATGGTATCTGGAGTAAAAATCACATTATATTCCCCTATCTTATCATCCCTCCTATAGATAGGAGTATTGGCTAACATCAATACACCGCTTACAATTCTACGTTCTTTGTCGGTAGTTTGGAAGCTAAATGATTTAGCATCCCATTTAGCATAACAAATAGCAGCAGCTTGATCTGTTTCTTTACCATTGCCTACTTCAACACCTATACATCTACTAACAAATTCTTCTTGACTTTCGCCATGTCTTGGCTCAACTACAAAATCACTTTTAAATTGCTTCCAGTTCAATTCAATGGCTGGTTTATCTACGAATGCAACAGCAGTTACTCCTGTTTCATCATTCTCATTTACTTCTAAATAATATGTGTTCATAATTGTAAGTATAATTATTACATTACTTTTGCTTTTCTTTTAATACCAGCCACCCCATCCTGAGTTGCAGTAATATCAGATTCTAATACATAAACTCTAAATTGACCTTGTTGGTTAGCACCCTCGCCTGATTGATTAGTTACTCTTTGACCACTAACATCTGAAGTAAATCCACCAGGTGCATTTGTTTGTGGCATATTACTACCTCCTGCAGATGGGATTCCACCGCCACCGCCTAACGTTGGTGTACTTGATCCTGAACTTGAACTGCTTAATATCTGTTTAGCTTTTGCAATATTAGTTAATATTTGAGCAAGTCCAGCCCCAAATTGAGCAATTCCAGCACCTCCAAAAGTAACCGCATTAGCTGGATTAGCATTTGAAGCAGCAACTAAAGCTGAGATAGCTTTTGCAGTATCAATTCCAATTTGAATTAATGCAGCTGCTTTATTAAATTTTTCTAACTTTTTTTGGTCTTTTATAAAAGCATTTCCTAAAGCAGTAAGGCCATTTGTAATATCAGAGGCAACTTGTAATCTTGCATTTGCTATAGCTATTTCTTCGTTAAATATTTGTTTGTTTCTTTCAGCAACTATTTCTTTCTGTTTTTCTGCATCAAAAGTTGCTATCTCTATTTTTTTATTAGCAAAGGCTGTTACATTTTCTAAAGTTTTTTTATTCCTATCTTCATCAATTTTAGCAGCATCTTCTTTAATTTGATTTAAGCCTTGTTGTTTTTCATATTCTAATTTTAAATTGTTAAAAAAATCAGCAGTTGCTTTTTCTTCTGCTTTTTTCTTTATATCAGAAATCTTTTTTTGATGCTCTATCTCTAATATCTGTAATTCAAGATATTTATCCTTATACTCGTTACTCTCTTTAGTTTTTTGAAATTCTAATAATTTTAATTCTTCTTCTAATAGTTTCTTTTTTGCTGCATAACTATCTTTACCCTGTGCTTCAATTAACTTAACTTCTCTTTCATGGGTTTTAATCATACCCTCCAATAACTTAGCTTCTCTTTCAGCAGCCTGTTTATTGTTTTCTTCAATGTATGCTTTTGTGTATGCCTGACTTACTCTTGTTCCAAAAGTTCCAGCAACATCAACTGCTTTGCTAAATTCACCTTTAAAAACATTACCAATAACCTCACCAACTACTTTAAAACTTTCAATAATTGAGCCTAAACTGCCCATCGCTATTTTCTTTATTCTATCGAATAAATTACCTAAACCTCCTAATGCTGGAAATGTTTTATCAATCCATGATACTAAATCTTTCCAATTAGCTATTAACACACCTACTGCAACTGAAAATGCACCTATACCAGTTGCTATTAATGCACCTCTAAGAGTAAATAATGATTTAATACTATTACCAATAGCATCTTTTGCTAAACCAAAATATTTACCAAACTCCCTTACTTGGTCAATACCTTGCGCCAATGCTGTGGCTGCTTGTACTTTTAATAAGGCCTTTTCTACATCTTTACTTTCAGCACCAAATAAGGCCATTGCACCCTGAGCAGCTTGGAAGCCACCAGCTATACTTGTTGCTACTCCGGCAATAGTTTGAAATTTCTGTCCTGGATCTAAAGCCTTAACCTCATCGTTAAAATCTTGTAACTCGTCTTTTAATTCAGCAACTCGTTTAGTTGCTTCTTTATATGCCTTTGAACTTGTATCTCCGGATGCTACTAAGGCCTGTGCTTCTTTTGTAGCTTCTTTTAACTGTTGCTTTAATCCTTTCGCTGCTTCTGTTGCTTTACTCGCATCTGCAACTATCTTTAAACTTACCTCTTTTGCCATTTTATATTATATTTTCGCCACCATCAATTTTACCTATAGTGCTGGTTGCGGTTATACTTCTTACGTTATTAAAACTTCCCTCGATTATATTATAGAAACTTGTTGCACCTAATGACCTAACCTCATCCTTACTTCCATCTATTATTCCAAAACTTCTAAACGATTCATAAACAGTTACCACATCTTCCTGTAATGGTGCAAAAGACTTAATCTTTAATAATTCAACTTTTGTCAATCCTTCGGATAATGGATTAAAATCAATAATTTTATTTACTCTAAAGAAATGGCCATCTACAAATATATTGTCAGTAAATTTAAAATTTGCAATATCTAATGCAGTTAAAGCCATATTACAGATAACCATTTTACTGTCCTTATCCGTTATTTCATCAATATACTTGGCCCAAAATTTACCGTATAAGGTAGCATTGGTTAATGTACTTGTCGAATAATATAACTCGGATGGTGCTAAATCAAACCTAATAGCAACTGTAGGACTTGTAATATTATCAGTTTCTAATCCATTATACCAAACCATTCTAATCTTAGCATCTCTTGGTATATCTTCATCCTTTGCTAAATATGTAACCTCGCCTATAAAACTTGTAACATTTCTTCTGGTTGCTGGGGATGCTGCAAATATTGGTTTAATTTCCTTAGTGCCATTAACAAAATCATTATCAATGGCCACCTCATAATCTCCATAAACTTCAGGATATTTCTCTGAATAATCTTTATTGATTAAGTCATCATCATTCTGAAATCCAAACTTAAATACATTAGTAGTTAAATTAGCCATTGGAATAATATCAATGGAAGCAATATCTAATTTACTTGTCCAGTCTTTCTCAGTACCACTTCCAAAGTAATCGTTATAAGGCTCTATGTTTAATTTTTTAGCAAATTGTTTATCCTGCTCTAACTGTAAATTAAAGCACTTAATTAAACTGCTTAGGAAATCTTTAATTTTTATTTTATCTGGGATAAGTTTATTAACTTCTAATGTTTGTGATGTATTTAAAACTATTCCAGAATTACTTACTACATTATAAAAGTCATAACTATTAGTATCATTTGAATAAATAGATACTTGCATTGGTACTATTGTAGATGTGTATAATTCGCCTGTAGTGGTATAATTAAGTACCATAATATATTCATCATTCGGATATGCAGTTTCATTAACAGCAATATCAAATGATTGTGGCCCCATTATAATTTTATCTGGTGTACCTGGATTGGGTGTTGTTGCACCTACATAATATGGATGGCTTGAAGTAGCTAATAATGTTAAAACACTTGCTCTATTTCTGTATAATTTAAAGTTTAATGTAAATACTAAATCACCATTAGTAATGGCTTGAGGACAGTCGAATGTTATACTATTTATTGTAGCACTAAAATAAACTGTATGATTAGTTCCTTTTTTTATCTTAACACTATACGCATCTATAGTCCTATCATATAAATTACTCTGGTCTAATAATTCACCCCATGATAAATTAGCACTATTGTTTTTATTTACACCAGGATTTTTAGTAAAAAAGGCTTCACCAGTTCTAAATGGTACATCAAAAAAACCACCATAGTTAATAGTACCATAATAAAGTTTAAAAGTTCTTTCAACTACCTCAGCATTATTTAATGAATATTTGCTTTTAGTAAACGGTATGCACAGCTTTTTAAAATAATTAGTATTAAAAAAGTTACTACTATACTGATAACCATATTTAGCAAATATCTTATCTACTAATGTTTTAACAAATATAGCCGGATATGGGGCTACCTTATAAGTGCCAATAGGCTCAACACCGTTATAAGTTGAGTTGTAAATTACACCTGATCCTAATGTATAAGATGGGGATGGATTACCATAACTATAGGCATTTACATTTGAAGTAGTATAAAGCTGGTCAAATTCTGATAAATCTAAGCTTGTTAATTCATCCTCGCCAATATCCTCAAATATATTTTTAACATTACTTATTACTACAATATCATAACTCGTAGGCTCATAATTCTGTTTATTGACTTTTAGCACTTGACAAAAGCCATTCATTACCTCTAAATCATCAATAGTTACCCTTGCATTTGCTTTTTTATTCGGATTAAAATCAGGAGTAAAATTTAAACCTGTGCTGCCTATTACCCTACCTATCTCAAATAACTGACTGAATAATTTATTATTAGTCTTACTTGCTGGAATTGTTATTGTTTTAGAGTAGTTTGCTTGTCTGCTCTCAGGCTCTCTAATGTCTGATATGTTATAAGTAAACGATAAGTTTAAATCATCATTTACATCAATCAAAGTTTCATTTATGTAAATCTTAGCCCTCATTAGTAAGTCTGTGATTTATAGTCATAAGTTAATTCAATAGTTAAGGATAGATTAAATACTTTATCCTTTTGTCTATATTTAGTTTCATAAGAAGTATCAATTATATTTACTGCTTTTAAAACAGTTGCTGATTCTTCTAAATATACTACCGGACTTGTCATTAATTCTTCTAACCACTCAGCTTCTGTTTCACTGATCCAATTAGTTTGAATTACAAATTGTTTACGACTGGTATTAATCATATTTACGTTATTCCTATCCGAAACAGCATAAGACCATGATCCGGATGTTACATTGCCATACGGTCTTTTATAAAATTTGCGTTCAATTTGTGAAGTTTCAGTATAGTATCTATCAAAATTAAAACAGTCAAAACCGCCTAATCTGTTTAACCAATGCAGCCTAAACATTTGCGGACTGTTACAATAATCAACTATATTAACTCTAAATCCATAAGTCTGGCCAAAGGTGGGATGTTTACCATGTACGGTATAATAAGCTACATTACTTGTTATGATAGGCTGACTTCCACTAATAAAATCTAAAGCACCTATCTGAGCAATATTATAAGTTCCTACTGGTATTCTTATCATAAATCCGTTTAAATTAGTTGTACTTTGAGCAAAATCAATATCCACTTCATAAGTACCTAATAAACTTCCAGCTGAATTATAAGTCTTAATTATAGTGCTTTGCACCAAACTTTCATTCGCATTTCCACTATCTAAATTTTCACAAAGCAAATAACCATAGGCATTTTGATTTGATGACATATTAATACCTGTATCTATAGGGCCATTAGTAAGCCATTTATTTGCTGTGTAAGTTCCATATTTAAGCAAATAATTATTCTTTTGATATGTGGCAAATTCATCAAAAGGCAATGCTGCATTCCATAAGTACTTACTTGTAGTATCTGCTATTGCGCCATATTCATAAATAGTACCTGTAGCTGCTGGTGTTCCAGATGCACTTGCTGAGTAAACCTCCTGAGCATAAAAAGTAAACCGCTTAATTGAATTACCACAATTAGAAGCTAAAGTAACTCCTAAACTAAAATTATCAGTAATATAATCTCTTATTACTCTTGATAAATCAAATACAGCATATCCATCTGTATTAGTTGGATTCTGCAATGTAGCTACAGTTACAGGATTACTGCTATTTGTGCTATCTACTACGACAAAATTTATCTTAAAATTAAAGTTACCAGAATTATCTGAACTCAGCACAAATACATACGGATTGTAAACTGGCTGGAATGATTGAGGTTGCTGGTTAGCTGTTATTGCCATTATTTAAAAGTTGTTAAATTAATCTGTAATCCCTCGCCTGTTATGGCTATTAAATCTTCTTCTATTGCTTTGTATAAATCAGAATTAATTACATCAGTATAGAAATATGTAGGCTCAATACCGTTCCAATAAATACCCCATCTAATCTTATCTACCATTCTGCTTTTCTTTAATTTATCCGCTACTCGGCTGGTCTGTCTAACTCTCATTCCTAATTTAGCAGAACTAAATCCTGACTGAAATCTAATCCATTTACTTATTGGCTCAAATGGTGGTACTTTAGGGCCTTTAGGTGGAAAATTAATAATCCTATTACGGTCAATACCTCCCTTGCTTTTCTTACCTATTCGCCCATCATTAACATATTTATAATAATCTTCAAGTAATAATTCTAATGTAGGTTTACCTCCCTCCTCAGATGCAATGGCTTCCATTGTATCTATTAAAACACCTCCGGCCCTTTTCTTTTTGCGTTCTAAATTATCACGAAGCCTTTTAATAATTTCATCGCCATAGTCATCTAAAAGCAAAGTAATAGCTGATAAGGTTGCTTTGTTTAGCAAGTCATCTTTACTAAAATCATTACCAAACTGCCTAATTATTTTTGCAACATCGCCTTTTGCAACTGCCATTTCCTTTTGTCTTTTAAATATGATAACCAGTTAAGAAATTCAACTACATTCAAATTTATAATATCATTAATCCTAAGCACATCCTCTTTTGCCAATTCATCTAAAGTACAGTACCATCCCCAATGGTCATAGAATCCCTTATCATTGTCAATAATTCCCTCTGTTGGCTCTGTATCTTTTTGCTCAAATAATCCTGTATATCTGGCAACGAATTGTTTAAAACAGTCAAAAAAAAACCAGCAATCGGAAATACCACATCCATTGTTAATTTACTTCTAAAGACTTCGGCACGTTCTAATATATTGCCATCGTATTTACTTCCTTTAGGTAAGCAAATAACCGCCAATATCTTATGTAAATTATCATTAATTAATTCAGGATCCTTTGTTAATTCGGATAAATCAATAAATTGACCAGCTGTTTTAGTTTCCATTTTCCAATGAACTTCATACTCCACACCATCCAAATTAAATACAGTCTGCATTTCACCCTCATAAACATCCTCCAAAAAATCTATCTTTTTTGCCAAATACTTAAATTTCTCTAATGGATAGTTCATTATCTCATTTTTTGAGATATTAAATAAATAGCTTACAAGTTCAATCTCTTTGTTAAAATCAGGTAAATCAGTTTTAGCAATAGCAAGTATTTGCTGATACTGTTCAATGGTTGTTTCTTTCCAGGTCATATCTGTAAGTATAAACATAAACAGATATGTGTTTAAGTAAAAAACCCTCTATTGCGCGAATAGAGGGCCTACATTAACCACAAAACACCTTACACTATGAATACAAGGCTACTTCAAAGATAATAAATTTATCTCACGTTCTAAATAGTACATCGCTTTTTCTAAATCTTTTAACTCACATTCGCCCTCTTTTTTACCAGCACGACTAACATATTTAATTATATTACCCCTATTAAAATTTAACTGCTGGGCTTCAATTAAATCTATTGGTTGTACTTTTGCTTTATAATGATCGTTATACATAAGGCTTATAATAATTATTTAATCTGTTCATATTTTCAATTTCTTCACCATAAATAACCGCATTCTTTTTAAGGCTTTCATCTTTCATTCTCCTATATTCGCCATTGTCATCTTGGCCATAAGGACTTCCGGTATGGTGTGCAGTTCCAATATCTAAATATCCGCAAATAACTCCTGACTTATGGCATCTGTAAGTATATTCGCTATCCTCTAAACCATACGGATTATAAGCAGTATTAAAATATCCTACATAATCTAATAACGATATATTAAAAAAAGTACATCCGAATATAGTATCGGAGGGGATATATTGTTTATTGTTTACTGTTATCTTTTGACTTGGTAAAGCTTCAACTGAATGAATAGCTAAATACTGATGCTCTTTATCTATTGCTACATAGGTTTCGTAAAATTCCTTTAACCAGTTTTGTGGTAAATCAATATCATTACCTATGTTACAAATGAAATCATAATCCATGTGTTTGGCCATATTCCATAGAAAATTAAATCCAGATGCTACACCTATATTTTCTTTTTTCTTTACATAATAAGTAACATTAGGCGCAATTAGATTAAATACTCCATCTGTGCTACCCTGATCCAAAGCAAAGAAATCAAAGTCAATACCGGCCTTTGCCTTTGCATTTTCAATAGTTGCTTTAGTTAAGCTTTCCCTGTTTAGTGTTATAAAACATACCGCTATTTTCGGCTGACTTGTATTGCTCATTTATTACTTGTATATCCCAATTTAACAATGTATTTAACTTATAATGATTAGTACCTATCTCATGCGCTGGACTTCCAACTGCTTTAGCAAATGGCTCAATTATGCTTTTCTTAGTTACTACTGATCCCATTCCCACCATGCTACCTCCACCAATTAAACTGAATTGATGTAAGCTGCAATTAATACCAATGTTTGTATAATTGCCTATCTTACAATGACCAGCCATAACGGTGTGCGCTGATATTATACTATTTGCACCTATGTGGCCATCGTGGCCTATGTGTACCGCTTTCATAATAAAGCAGTTTTCTTCAATTATTGTAGGTAGATAAATCCCTGAGTCAATAGTTACGTGGCCAGTTATTATTGTGCCTTTCTTTATAATAACTCCCATATTTACACTATTATAAAATTTAGTATGCTCAGGTGGTGCGCCTATAATACAATAAGGGCCTATCTCAACGTCATCATCTATCTGAACATTGGGATATATTAATGCTGTTGGATGTATTTTGTTCATAAGCTATTAAATAATTCTTCTCTAATTTTATTAACTGACTTAATATGATACTTGTCTTTTACAGTTTCATAAAGTGCTTCTCCTAAATCTGCCTCATAGAATTTACTTTCGCTTATCTTCTTCATAGCCTTAAACCAGCCATTGCCCTGTGCTTCATCAACTTTTAAACAGTTAGAATCATTAATGACTAATGAATAAGGATGTATATTGCTTACAATTACTGCTTTCTTTTTAAATCCAGCTTCCAGCATTTTGAGTTCACTTTTGCACCTGTTAAATTCATTCTTCTTTAATGGTATAAGTACCGTTGTAAAGAAGTCATAAAGCCTACCATAATTGTAAACATCCTGACCATCTATCCTTACATATCTATCATATTTGCCGCCTGTAAATATATTCTCAAACTGATCCCAAATAGCACTCGGATTATAACCGCCTAATGCTAAACCATAATTATTATCTCGTGCTAACCTAAGGCTATTGGTTAATAATTCTAAATCGCACCAATGGTTTACACCTCCACACCAGCCAAATATCGTATGCTCATTTAATACATTGCTTTCAGTTTTCCATTGTGGTTGTTCCGGATCAATAGCATTAGGTGCAATAACAATATTATTATTAAATTTCTTTAGCTTATTAGCTAAATAGCTGTGAGTAGTTATAATTGCATCTGCATTTTTAGCCAATCTAATTAGTTTACCTGGTATATCATAATACCTATAACTGCCATAAAGTAAATGGTCTTGAGGTAAATTCCATAAGTCATCAAAATCAATAACGTATTTAATCCCTAATGACTTCAATCTATTTATCTGTGCATCTGAATCTACTATGCCATTTAAACGGTTAAACCATACAATCTCATATTCTCGTAAAGCAATATCTGACATTGCATCTAATTGATTAACCTGTGCTAAATCAAAACCAGTTAAGTGGTGGAGTGGTATCTCAATCCGGTGGTAAGTACATCCATCTACTTGGGATGGAATAATAGCGAGTATTTTTTTCATTTTTCGTAGTTTATATTATTAAGTAATCTCCTTTATTTTGTGTTAAACTATTTAAACAAGCATATCGTAAACTATCAATAGCATGGTTGTTGAAGTCAATCGGTTTAGGAAGTATATTTCCATCCTTATCTTGCTGCCATTGGTAAGCCCTTAACTCCTTAATTAAATTCAAACTGCTTTTAGTTACATTTAATTTATGCTGCCTTATTAAATCAATTCCAGCCCTAATACTGTCTGGCCCTTTTCTCGCACCCTCAACTGCCTTATATCCGTTTCTGTAAATATCCTCAATGCTCTTAGGCTCGGCACTATCTGCTATAATCTTATCATATTCATTAATGCCAATGGCCCTAAATCGCTGAGTTAAATCTGAATTAGTTAATCCTGTTTGATAAATCAATTCATCTACAAATAATTCACCATTCATTTTATAAACAGCTACCAATGCAGCTGGATCAGAACTAAATCCAAAATCTAAACCATAGGCAATAAATTCAGCATCGTTTGGTATCCTATCAACTTGATTAAATTCAAAGATAGTATTTTGTAAGCTACCTAATAAACCTAATCCGTAAACTTTCCACCAGTTGGCCCAATAGCTTGATGTTTCTGCTTTATCCTTTGCCTTTTCAATTTCCCTAACAATGGCAGAATCCAATGCTTCATTATCTTTATAAGTAAGTATAATGAAATCAGAATCATTATCGTTTAATAAATGCTCATGCACCCAAAACTCATTAGAGGGATTATAATCTAAATAAATAAAATTCTTAGTCCGTATCGCTAACTGTTGATATGCTTCAAAACCTATATTGTTGCACTCATTAATAAATAATACATCCCTCCTGGCACCTCTTAATTTATCCGGTTGGTCAGCACTAAAAAACTCAATAAATGAATTATTACTAAACTTATATTTTAAACTGGATTTATTCCAGCGGTCATCTTTGTAATTATTAGTCCACATCATTATTTTTAAGAAGTCTTTAATTGCACCTCTTTTTAAATGTGGTATGCTTTCACTAACTACGCTTATTTCAGTCATTGGTTTTTGAATAGCGTAGGTAATTAATAATGGTAATATGCTAAATGTTTTACTTGAGGATGTACCTCCTTGAACTATCCTAATCCGTTTTTTTAAACTGGCTATTTTAGCTTGTGCTGTCGTCTTTTGAAACATCTAAATCTATTCCTTTAAAGATAGCAACTTCACCCTCTATTTTCGTTTCTTGCTTTTCTGCTAATCCATTTATCCTTGCTGTTAAACTTGCATTGTATAGTCCAGCCATGCCTCCTGATATTTGATTCTCCCTGATAATCCGCTTAATACGTGTAGAGATAGAGCAAAAATCTTCATAAGAACCATTTTTATTATTTAAATAATGCTCTACTGTAATATCCTTAGTATAGCAATAAACCTCAAATCCATCAATAGATAATGGCCTATCTACAAGTTCATATTCCTTATTCCCATCTCTACCTACAAATACCATTTTTCTAACTGGATTTTCTTTAACCCAATCTAAATATCCATTAAATAACTCTAAAAGTTCTTCAGGACTATTTATTTTTCTTGGTCTGCCTCGTTCCATTTTCTTTTGGTTTTAGTTCTTTAATTGCATCCACATAGTAATAATGGTAAAGTCTAATAAACATTTCCCTCACACAGCTTGGGCAATGCAGTTGTACGTTACCTTTATACAAGTAAGTATAAATTTCTGACAAACTGACCACCACATTATAATTACCTGATGGCAAATAATTGTGGTCAATAATTAAATCGGCCAAAGGTTTGGCTGCAATTAGTTTATCTAATATAGTTTTATCATCCATCGGTCAATAACTTGAGTAATTAATGAAGTAAATCCAGCAAGTGGTAAACACAATATAGTTTGTTCAACAATAATAAACCATAATAAACCTAACCAGAAGCCCATACAGATAGTACAGTTAAATGGTTTAACATCTACTTCTTTACCTATTGTTATAACAAATATCCAACTCAAGCTGGATATAAGTAGGGAGTGTAGAATTAAGTCTATTGTGGACATATTGTTTAGTTGCTTTAATTGAGTTGTATATTGATCTCGCTGGTATTTTAGTTTTTTTAGCTAATTGTCTAATAGATTTATACTGCAAATGAAGTTCAAATAAATTCTGCTCATACCATCCCCTTTCTGCAATTATTTCTTTACAGGTTTGATACTCAATATCAAATGCCTGATCTTCTTCGGTGTCATAAGCTTCTTCTTCTTCATCATTATAATCATAAAACTTCCAATCTATGATAGGCTCAAAATGTTTCATTTCTCTACTAAATGTAGATGTGTTTTCACTTCGGTATTGGTTAGTACATACTCGGACAAAGTACCATCTAAGGTTACCCTGTTCGGCTGCTTCTTCAATCCCTTTACATTTACCCTCTAAAACATTAAGAACAATATGCTGAAACAAATCATCTGCTAAATCTTTACTTCGGGCAATCTTTCGGCAAATTTGCCTGTAAATTGGTTCCTTGTAAAGAATCTCAGCTATTATTTGTGCAGTCATATTCCCACCATAATAGAACAAAAGTACTACAAATATCTGAAAGATAAGCATGTATCTCTTGTTGATTCATAATTTTTTCAATAAATACGGTGTGGGCCTGATCAAAGGCTTTAAAATGTAAAGTGGTCATAAGGTTTAAGTTTATCTATTAATTTCAAATATAATTCATAAAATTGATTAAAGTCGGTTATAATAAAATAATAACCTCCAGCTTTCTTTATATCAGCCTCATATTTGCGCTGTGCTTCACTTTGTCGGTCTTTACCTATCTTCACCTCCAATTTAACAGAAAAGCCATTTATAACGCTGCTAATGTCGGCAGAGCCTTTTGTGCTTCCGGATGGTGTCCAGGTAACTGAGTTAAAGTTTCGGTTAAAGGATTCATCTTTTGGTCCTTTGTTTACCCTTGCCACTCCCATTGTGTTAATCCGTTCAGCTTGATGTCCGTTTAGCTGAAGCCAGTCGATAACCATTTTAGTTAATCCATTAGCGGTTTTATCCGAATAAGTCGGTACCGGAATAGCTGATGGTGGAAAATTAGGGTATTTAGCTTTAAGGCTGTCAATCTTTAATTGTTTTAAAATCTCGGTTGGTTTCATATTTCATTTACATTTACACTCCATTTACAACTCATTTACACTTTCATTTACACATAACTAATTAATAATAAATATATTATATAATTTGTAAATGAAATTATAATATATTTAATAAAACTTTCATTTTTTATATCTTTTTTATAAAACATTATAGTTTTTTCCATTTACAGAATTTCGTTTACAAAGTTATTTAACTGATTTATAATATATTGCGTGTAAATTGTAAATGGAATAAATTAGAACGGACATTCCTCATTTTGTATTTTTTCAATGTTTATAGGGCTTTCAGCACTTTTTGAAAAAAATTTAAAAGGTTTGCCTGTTTTTTTAATTGCATACGGATCAGAATTTCCAAAAGGAACGTATCTAACCATACCATTTTGCTCTAATTTTAGTTCATTTTTTAATACTTTATGTATGTAATTATGAGTAATATTGTTGTTGTTTTTAAAAAAATGGTCTTTAATATCGGTTGCAGTAGCTTCAAAATAGGTTATTGTATCATTATTATTAAAGAAATCATCCAGCAAAATCTCTAATTCTTTATGCAAACTGGATTTAGATTCTTCTTTTATTTCGGTTAATTCGTTTGTAGTTATTTCATCAATGGTAAATACCATACGAGATTTACTAAAGTCAATAGCTTCTAACTGAGATAAATATTTAAGAAATTTAGGTATTTCTTTAAATAAGTCATTTTCGATATTTGTATTTAGTCTTTCTACCGGTCTAATTTTTCTAACCCAAAACCTAACTTCTTCATTATCAATCTTCATAAAATCCTTTTCTTTATTAGTACAAAGAATTACCTTACCGAAAAAAGGGATAGAATATTCAGATACAAACTTTTGCGATACTGATATGCTTTTAGCTGTAGCTATTGATTTAAGTTTTTCAACTGATGCAAGTTTTTCTATTACAGTTTCATCTACCATTATTATATTCTTCGTAGCATAGATTGAGTTGAAGCTGGAGGTAAGATCATGCGGATTAATCAGTACAGCATTCTCGCCAAATATCATGTGTATCCAGTTAAGAAAAGTGGTTTTTCCAGTACCTCTTTCTGTAGAAACAAGGGATAAAATAGGCAGTATTTGTTTAGGGTATTCATAAAGGACTTTCATATATTTAAGTCCTAAGTTTATTTGCTCACCAAAAATATGGGATAAGATACCTAATGAAACAGGTATATCTGAATCATTAATTAGGGCCTGATCTTCTTCATGTGAGAATTTATTATACAGATTAAAACAGCCATTTTTAATAGGAATAAAGGTTTTATTATCTGGAATAATATCAAAGTCATCAAACTTATAAATCATTTTTAATAATGTTTTATCGTGATCTTGTTTAATTTCTTCTTTTTTCCAGGCTTTAAGTAAACGGTGTTTACCTCCATAGCGGTCAATTTTATTAATTATTTTATAATAATCACCTCCCACTCGGATATAAGGTATTTCTAATTTCATTATAAAAAACCTTACATAGTTCATAGCATCATAATAATTCTTTTTAAACTTAACAGCTGTTAATAGCATAAATTTTGAGCATTTATTATTAATTGCGATGTCAAATTCATTATCAGCTAAAATTTGCACCATTCCATTTGTTTGGCATTTAAAAAGAACTTTAGTAAGATTATCTACATTAGCTACTTCGGTATCAGAAACAAAGTGATATTTAATATTATCAGCAAATATTATTTTAAAATCGCCATAAAAGTTAAAATAATCAACTGGATTAAGATTAATATTTTTTTCTTCTTTAATAAATTTTGGATTCATATTATAAGTTTAGTGGTTGTAACATTCCTTTAATAATCATAGTTCTTGCAGTTTTTTTATAAATATCAGCCTTTTGCGATAAATAAGCATTATTGATTATTAGTTTGTCAATAAGATAAATAGCATCTGTTTGGTTAATATATCCGGCACCAACATAACCACCTAAAGCATAAGCCGCTGCTCTAAGTTGTGGATGGCCATTATTAACAATCTTATCAATAGCTTTTTTAACAATATAACCCACATTATTAGTAAAATCTTTATCATATAAAATAAATATTTCTTTTTTAGGTATTTCTATTGGGATGTATTTTTTAGTCCATGTAGTAAAGTCTGATCTAAATAGTATTTCTTTATCATAAGACATAAACATTGGAAGAACACAATTTTTAGGTGCAGCATCAAAACCTTTGTAAATACCTAATTCAAACTCAATAGCCATAAAATATTGTTTAAATTCTTCAATAGATTTACATACCGGAATAGAAACAAAGGCCCTTACACCTCTTTTAGAAGCAGATAACCAACAAGCAATAATAAATTTATATTCATCAAACAAAGCTTGTTTAAATTCTTTTGCATAATCTTCTTCAAGTTTATCAAAATCTAAAGTTAATAATCCAGAAAATTGATTTATATCAGTATAAATTCTTTTTTGATTTACTTGTACGCATGGAGTAAAGTAATATAATTTAGATTTAAGTCTTTGCTTTTCTGCCTGGTCATTACGTTCATCAGCTAATTTAATCTGTTCAAATATGTGTAAAGTTTCAGATTTAGGATTTTGAACTGATTTAATAAATCTATTTAAACTAACAAGGCCAATGGCATTAGTATCTTTAATATTAGCTGGATAATAATTAAAATTTATATTTTCCATTTAGCTTTAAATATTGAGCATTTGTAAACTTATAATTTTCTTGCGACCTTACCTTTTCAACAGCATGATAAATTGATTCAGCAAAAACTGTAAAAGATATATTGTTTGGCGATATAATTTTATAAAGTTTCATAAGATAAAAAACCCCTAAAAGTTGTAAGAGGGCAGTCCTACAACTAAAAGGGGTGATTAAGGTTGGACCTTAAACTTTTTAATTATTCCTGCCCGAATAATTTTTTTTAAATATAATTAAAACTTATTACCATCCAAATAAACAGAAGCTTTAAATGTTAAATCTTCTAATAATTGTTTATCGTCATTAGGTATATCTAAGCTAATTACTTTGATATTTTTATAATAACCACCCTCAATTAAATAAGGTAGTTGGTCATCAGAGGCATAGCTAATCCATTTAATACCCTCTAAATCTGCATTATCTCTAATTGATTGAAGTTCTGATTGATAAGGGCAATAAATAATTAATTCAGCTTTATTAGTATCGGTTAAAATAGCATTAGAAACTAACTGCCAATAATAAGCTTCACCACTTGTAGTGTAATCAATTAATGTTTGCTTATCATAACATTCATATAATTGACAAAAGGATTTAAGAGTATAAGGACATTTTATGTCCATAACAACACCATCTTTAACCCCATCAGGACTACCAGACCAATTAGATAAACTGGAATGGTTTATAGTTTTATCAGAAGTCAAAGTATATTCTAATCCTAATAATTCAAAAGCCTTAGCTTCATTTAGTTTACCCCATTGCAATGGCCTTGCATCAGATTCAACAGATAAGCTTCTGCCTAATTGTTTCTCAAATTTCTTTTCTTCAATATAGGTTAAAGCTATTTGTCCGAATCCTTTACCTGATCTGTCCTTTTTAGTAAGCTTCCAAATCTCGCTGGAAGTAAATTTACCAATACGGTTAATATTATTTATCATAGTTTAGTTTTTAAATGGTTATACAATTTTTTAAAAGAATTAGCTTCTTTGTTATTAATAATTCGTTCTGCTGCATCCAATTCAGTAATGGTTAGCTTATCTTTTACTTGCTCAAATACTTCTACTATATTATCTATAGTAGGCATATCATAAGCACCTGAGAACTCAACAGCATCGGCTCGGTTTAAATCTTTTCCAAATAGCTTACCTAAATGGTGGGCCGCATCTTTAAGAGCATAAGATTTAGCAATAGGTAAAGCCATTCCGGTTGCATTACGGTTTATGTTTTGCAATTCAGAAGCACTACTACCAGCTTTTACTTGTATATCTGCAGCACCAACACCATCATGGAATGACCATTCGCCTGTTATTGGATTTAAGTAATGTAGCCTAATATGGCAGCTTATAGCATTAAACAGCTGTTTGTATTCTATAACCTCGCACCTCCATTGTTGGAAGATGCGAGTTAAAAGAAATTCTACCTTGTCAATAGGTAAATACAAACTATTATTTGCAAACTTGTTTTGCTTAACCCATGTTTGGGGTGGTTGTTGGTTTAATAAAGTATTAAGCTGATCATGTTTAAATGCAGCTTGAATATCTTTGTTTAGGTCGGCTAATGTAGGTAAATTGCTCATAGGTTAAAAAGGTAATTGATTATCATCATTTACATCAGTAATTGGCTTAGCTTGATAACTAACGGATGGTTGCGCAGTTTGACTGGGAGTATTTTCCCAAATTACTTTGCCATTTCCAATAAATTGGCGATTAGCTTTAGCAGCACGTTCTTCTTTAGTTTGTGCATTCCAGGCACTAACATTATTACCATAGGCATCAGCTTCATCTTTAAGTTCAACTGTTATGGAATAATACTTAGATCCGTTTGGATGGTTGTTAATTTTTGACTTGTCAATTTTTGTCAAGTCAATCGATAGGTTGATTAGTTTGCTCATTGTTTTGGTTTTTAATTAGTTCATCAATAATTACTTGTTTAGGTTGCTTTTGTCGTTTAGCTGCACGTTCAAGTATCTTTAGGGCCTCCGTAGATAGTTGAATAGTGATACTTATTTTTTGTTCTTTTTTAATATTTCCATTTGCATTAAATAAATTAAAACCTAATTTTTTATATTTTTCAATCCAATTTTTTTCAATATCTAAATCAAAATAATTTAATGTTTCTAATTCATTTATTTTAGGAATTAATCCTAAATTATTTATGTTATTAGTCCATTTAATTTTTTCTTTAGTTCCTTGTGGATTTTTTAAATGTTGATTTAATCTATTTAATACAGTATTTTTAGTCATACCAATATAAACAGGGTTATTAGATATAGGACATATTATTTCATATATCTTAACCATTTTTTAACCCCCTTTCTATTGCATCACACATTAAAAAATGAACTGTTCTACGTTGCTTTTTAGCTTCCTTTTCGTACTTGCTTATTAGGGACTCGGTTAACTTAACCGACATTACCCTCTTAATTTCTTTTGTTTTCATGGTTACAAATATAGTAAATACTTTTTAATACTAATAATTACTTACTAACAAAATAATGTTAATATTTAGATTAAATTATTTTTGGTATTTAAAATTAATACCGTACTTTTACACCATCAAACTAAAACAAAACACAATGAAACTACAAGACATTAAACTAAAAGCTGATATGCTAAAGGCAGCATTATCGGGATGCAGAACTAAAGTCGATAGTATATCTATTGACTTAGACAAAGAAGCCTTTAAGGCCCTCCACTTAGAAGCTGGTGAGCCTAAAATATACGAGCCTGAACAGGGAATAAACCAGTATTGGTTTGGGCTACAATTTGATGAATTACGAGTTTATATTAACTATCACGCTAAAGCCATTACTACCTATGAAACTCTTTAAATTTTGCTACACCTACAAAGGTCGGCAAGTATCGGAAACGATTAAAGCATTGGATAAAATCCTGGCATTAAAAGAATTTACTAAAATGTACCCAAAATGGGGTACTTTGTCAAACCTCGAAATAATTAAGATAAGATGAATAATGAATATAAAAATATATTAACAAATTCATTAGCAAATATGCCAAATGAATTTACTTCTGAGCAATTTACAACTATTTGTCGTAAATATGGTATGTCTAAATATACAACTGCCAGCGGTTATTGTGGTGATTTTTTACATAAAAACTGCGTTCAATTAAGTAAAAGACGATGGAAAAAATTATTAAGAGATACAATAAAATCAAATAACAATTCTTTTGCAGATTTAAACGAGCAAAAATGTATTGATTATTTAAAAAATTTAGGATATAAGATTTACAAACCAACAACTGAATACAAAGAAATATGACCATAGACTTCAAAGGGCATAGATTAGAAATAGATGCCAACATAAGCAAAGACTTCAGCACTTACGACACACCAGCTAAAGCAACGGAGTGTGAGATTGAAACAATTTACTATAATGGTAACGATGTTACTAACTTAGTCTTAGACTTGCTTAACGTAAATGATTTTATTAACTTACAGGAACTCATTATCAAGGAGTATGAGGGTGGGTTGTAACGGTTTGCAGCCTTGTTTAGTGCGGGTTTAAAAGCACTATATTTGATTTGAAAAATAAAACTTAATAAAATGGAAAAACTTTCTTTCGGAGACGAAAACCCCGCATTGAACAAGGGTGCTGTTACCAGCAGTGCCTTGTCGGATATGATGGCACAAATTACTAAGAACTTTGCAGAGGCAGAGGAAAATGTAATTAAAGAAGTATTGAGACAAATACTAAAACGTGAACCAACTTTAGAAGATGCAAAAGACTTGCATAGATTTCAAAAAGAAGGTGAATTTGATAAATACTATTTGGCTTATAAAAACCTAAAGTTGGGTACTGTTTACCGAAACACAAATATAGAAGGAGGTAAAATGGGAGTTGAATTTGTGCCATTTAAAAATGAAGACTTTTTAGAACCTGCAACTAATTCAGATGGAACTAAGGTTACGTTCTGAGGCATTGCTGGTAACTTGTTTATTGCCGCTATAAATACACGCTTATACAACTAAACTAATAATTATGAAAACAACTTACACAAAACTATTTAGGCTAATAGCCAAAATATTAGACCGCATTCTATTTGCGTTTAAAATGTTTCCAACTAAAAACCCTACCACTCCTAATTGGCTTTATAGCCATAGGATAGCTTCTACTGCTTACCCTGATGGCACCAGGTATGAATACGTAGGTAGTATAAATATAAACGACTTAAAACGTAAAAAAGTAAAAATATGAGCAGATTAATCAAAGCAATAAACAACGGTAAAGGCTCGGTGTTTTATCAGTTAGTTAAACTGGGATACACTACCACCAAAGCAAAAGAATTGGCTGAACTTGAGAATTTTACTTATCACGATGTAAGTAATTTGCTTCAACACTATTTACAACAATCTGCAAAAGAATACATAGTTAAAACAATACCGGAAGCCACACAAGAAGATAGTTTTAAAAGTCTATATTTGCCTGTCTTAGATGAATATTATACGGTAACTAAAATGAGTAAGGTATGAATTAAAGCCCCAATAATTAGGGGCTATTTCTTTTTATCGTTTTTATCAATCCATTCTAAAATTACCCACATTCCAACAACGTAGATAACAAAAACGCAAAATAACCTCCACTCAATAGGCATTATTTATCAACGGTAGTCTTTGCTACCGCTGCTGCTATTATTCCAGCAGTTGCCATATAACCGCTTACAGTTACTAAAACCGCTGGAAGTGCTATCGGTGCTGCTGCAATGGCTGTTCCAATAACTCCTAAAGTAATACCAATGTTTATTACTTTCTTAAAATAATCGGGTGTTGGTTTTTTAACCCTTTCTAATGTTTCCTTAATCATAATGTATAGTATTTATTGTTACTCATTCTTAAACATTGCATTCGATTAGCCCTACGTCTGGTTAAAGATACGTGTATCCAGTCAGGCTCATTTATAGTTCCGTTTTCTTTTATAAGTTGGTCAAACGTACAATTAGCTTTAATCCACTCAAACACCTCAGCATTAGTTAAACCTCCAAACACCTGTGCATCTATATCCATTGCTTCGCCTTGCAAATGTTGGCTGGTTAAACTTCCGCCAATGGCTCTATTAACAAGTTCACTTCTATAAAACGATGTAACCGCTATTGGCTTTTTAAAATGTTTTCTTAATGGCTCAAATATATTCTCAGCCAAATACTTCATATTATCTAAATGTTCTGGTGTTGGCTCATTGCTTAACCGCATTCTTATTGCCTGTTGGCTCTTAATAGCTTCGGCATAGGTTATGTGTTTACTTATATTCATTTGTTCTCTAATCGTTCTAATCTGCGTTCTATGTGTTCAAAAAAGTCTTTAAGCATATTACTTGAGTTCTTATTATTCTCTTGTAAGTTACTAATTTTTTCTAATAAAATTTTATGATTATTTTCCATTTGCATTTTATGCTCAGACCAATATCGTTTACTTTCGGTTTCTACCTTAGCAAGTTCTTTTTTAAGTTCTTCAATATCTTTTTGCATATCCTTGATGTCTTTTAAAAATCCCTTAGCAAAATACGCTACAATAGCCAGCATTGTGCTTAAAGCAAGTAATAATATATCTTTGATGTGTAACATAAATTAATGCGCTATAACGATTATTTCAGCTTCGCTGGGTTTTTCTTTAGTCTTTTGCTCGTAAACTACGGACAACGTACAATTATATTTTTTAGTCAATTCGTTTAACTCTAAAACAAAAGAGTTAATCCTTGTTTGTTTTTCTTTTTCTATTATTTCTTTTGCTTCTGTTAGTTCCATAATTAACTTATTACCATTGTTGGCTCGCTTATATTACCTATTCCAAATATCGTTTCTGTCTTAATTGTAGGAGTATTTTTAGGCAATCCGTTAGGGGATTGATTTCCAAATCTTATTCCTGTATTATTTCCTTTATTTGAATTAGCACCGTTTACTATTAATTGACCAGGTCTTGATAGTGTGCATCCCGATATCTTAACATTATTGGCAATCTTTTCAAATGTATCTTGAAAAGCTACTGTATAAGTTGCTGTTGCAGTTGCACATTGTACTCGTGTAGGAATTGAAGCAGTACCGTTAAAAAATCTATTCATTGTTAATGTTTGACCACTTGTAATAATAACTCTATTAAAATTAACTTTATCAATATTAACAAGAGTAGTATTTGTTAAAATATTTAAAGTTGCATTTTTAGCATTAACAAAACCGTTTACATAAGTTAATGTATTAGTATCAAAAAAAACATTACCAACTATATTTATATTTCCATTTATTTTAGTTGGTATGTGTATTTTTCCGTCAAAAACTAATGATGTATTTCTCCAAGTTCCACCTAATAAATTTAATGTAACTGAATTAATATTATTTAATATTTCACCAGCACCAACAGATATACCATTGTAAGCATTTACATTGTATTGCGCACCCGTCATTGTAAAATTGTTTGCAATAGAAATTAAACCTCCAACATTAAAATCTGAAGTATAAACAACATTACCACCAGTGAAACTTACATTATTCCATAAAATAGTGTTTGTATTTATCGTTCCACTTCCAATAGTTAAAGTGTGGTTTGAGGACAAAGTTATATTTCCCGATGTATAGGTTAAAGTATTTGTACTAAAAGTAAAATTGCTTAAAGTAATATTTCCGTTTAATATTAAATTTATATTAATAGCACCAGTTGTAGCATTTATAGTTCCACCTAACATATTAAGTGTTGATGTTCCCGATAAAGAACCCGGTAAAGTAATTGTACCTGTATTATTAATATTAAAACTTCCGTTTATAGTGTTATTGTTATTGTTGTTTAAAGTACCCGATATGTTTATATCAGACAATAATGTTATAGTAATATTACCACCAGTACCCCAAGTTAAATTATTCCAAGTAATCCCACTTGTATTTAAAGTAGTTGAAGCAGCAATAGCTAATGTGCTTCCACTTGTAGTAACTGTTCCTGCGGTGTATGTTAAAGTATTTGTATCATATCTTACAGTTCCCGAAACTGTTATTGTACCACTTGTAAATGCTAAATTATTTCTTAAAACTCCTGTACTTGAATTTGACCACGTACCACCAGTTAATGATATATTTGTAGTTCCTGATGTTGTGGCGGAAGTTGTAGAAGTTAAATTACCACTACTTGTTAAAGTATTACTATTTATTGTAGTTGCGGTAGTTCCAGATAAATTTACTTGTCCTGATATAGCCCAATTATCACCTAAAGTAAAAGTTTTAGAAGTACCTGAAAATGTAAATGGCGCACTCCACGTTTTACCGTTACTTGTTAAAGTTGATGTTTCATCTACTATCAAAGCACTTGCACCAGCTATCCCCATACCAGCACCTAAAGTAACATTACCGCTTACAGTAATGGTATTACTCATTGTTATAGTATTCGTATAGCCTGTAAAGTTTAATGTTTTAGCAGTTCTTGCAGAAGCATTAACCGTACAATTACCACTATTAGCATCAAAGAAAACATCATCTACATTAGTTGGCACACTAAACCCACCTGTACCGCCTGAAGTATCACTCCAGT